GCGACGGATCACGGCGGAGTTTACGCCGCGCACGGGATTCCTGCGTCGGCAAGCGCGGAAGATGCAAACGAAGGTGTCAGTCCGAGCGGCAGAGATCAAGGGCCAAGTGACGCCGATTCCCCGGCTGATGAACATCTTTGAAGGCGGGGCGACGTTGGCACACGGGCGCGGGATCTTGCGGCCTCGTCCGGTCGTGGGACCAGGGCAGCGTGCGATGGATGCGGTGGCCAGTAAGGAATTGGAGCAGGTGTTGCGTGAGGTGGGGAAGTGAGCACCACCAGTACCAGAACGCTCGTCCGTGATGCGCTGGCCAAGGGGTTTGAGAATCTGAAGCGGGCCGGGACGGGGCGCGTGAAGGACTTTGCCATCAGTCTCCGATGGATTCACGAGCAAGAGTCCATCCAATCGAACACGGTGTGCATCGTCACGACGGACGAAACGAGGACGGCACAGACCCTTACGCACGATGCGTATGATTTGCAGGCGACCGTGGTGCTCTACGTCAACGATCCGACCGATCCTCGAGCCATGTTGGACGCCATGATTGAGGACGCGATTGAAACGGTGTGGCTCGTAGCTCCCTCACTCAAAGAATGGGCCTGGAACTTTACGTTATCAGAAATCACGACCGATGACGCCACGAAGGCCGCAGGGCCGTGGGCGCAAGCGTTACTGCGGTGGGCCGTGTCCCATCGGCGGATGAGAGCGACAGTCTAACGACGAAGGAGGCACGACGATGGCCACACAAGCACTCAGCGCCTACGGCACCCTACTCAAGCGAGGGGACGGGGGCGCCCCAGAAACCTTTACCACGGTGCCGGAAGTCCGCTCGATCAGCGGACCGACGATGGAGACCGACGAGGCGGATGTCACGACGCACAGTTCCGCCGCCTCCGGGGCCTTTCGAGAATTTATCCTCACCCTCATCGACGCGGGCACGGTGGAATTTGACATCAACTACGTCCCAACAGATGCCATCCATTTAGGCCTGCGGAACGATTTCCTGAACCGCACCAAGCGCAACTTTCAACTGGTCTTGCCGGGTGCCGTACAAACGATCAGCTTCGCGGCCTACGTCAAAACTATTCCGTTTGAGTTTCCTGTTGACGATGCGATTACACAAAAGCTCACGCTGCGCTGTACCGGCGCACCCACGTTTAGTTAATGACCGGACTCGACCTAGAAGGAGGACCGTATGCCTAGAACCACCATCGTCGCACAAACCCCGAAGGGGCCGTATGTCACGCTCCAGCCCGCTGCCAATTCGCTCGATGTCACCATGACAGCGGCGGATGTGGCGAATATGAATCAAACCGTGCTGAACGGGCCGATGCTGTTGATCGCCCAAAACACGCACGCTTCCTCACCGTTCACGGTCACCATCAGCAGCATTGTCGATAGCAAGCTGCGCACGGGTGACATCACGACATACACCCTACAGGCCGCCGATATCGTCGCCTACATCATCAATTCGATGGAAGGCTGGCTCCAGACGGATGGGATGCTCTACTACGCCGGCAGCGATGTCACGATCAAGTTCGCGCTGCTGCGCTTGTAAGCGAAAGGATGTATGGAAAACGGACACGAGTGTTTGAGTAAAGAGGAAATCCTGGCGATGGACGACATTCCTGTGGAGGAAGTCCTCATTCCAGAATGGAAAGACCGGAAGGTGCTCGTCTGTGGGCTGACCGGCGCGGGGAAGAACGCCTACGAGGCGTCGCTGTTTGAACTCAAGGGCACCACGCGGAAGATGAAGCTGGAGAACGCGACGGCCAAGTTGCTCGTCCGCACGTTGGTCAATCGGCAGCGGCAACCGCTCTTCATGGAATCCGACATTGAACGGCTCGGCACCAAGAGCGCGGCGGCGCTGGAACGACTCGTCAAGGTCGCACAGCGCCTCTCCGCCATGCGTCAGGAAGACGTGGAGGAGCTCGTAAAAAACTCCGACGCAGCCCAGAGCGACGCTTCGCCTTCCGTCTCGCTCTGAGTCTCGGGGAACGTCACCCGGACAGGCTGCTCCGTGAACTGTCGGCGAAGCAACTGGCGGAATGGTACGCCTATTCCACGCTCGAATCGTTCGGCCCTCCGGCTGACTTTTGGCAGGCGGGTCTCATTGCCAGCATGCTCGCCAACGTGAACCGGACGAAGAAGAGCGACAAGAGCTACACGGCGGAGGATTTTATGCCCAAGAGCATGACGGCGCAGCCAGAGTCAGACCCAGAAGTCGTCAGCCGAACCATCACCGACCGATTCCAGGCCCTCGCCGATCTGCACAAGAGCCTGGGGCAGCATGGCCAATAAACTCGTCCTCGAAATCCTCGCCGATTCCAACGGTCTCATCAAGGGCCTGAACCAGGCGCAGTCCTCGCTCGATAAATTCATGAAGAGTGCGGATGCCGCCGGGCAGTCGGTGGGCGGCGGGATCAATCGGGCGCTCGATGCCTTTACCAACTTGGCAGGTGGCGGGGCGAACGCGGCGGGGGCACTGGCCGGGGCCTTTGCCGCAGCCACGACAGCGGCCTTTGCGATGACCGTGCAGGCCGGGAAGATTGCGGAAGAGACCGACCATCTGGCGCAGAAAACCGGCATTGCGGCGGTCAGCCTCGAAGGCATGAGCGTGGCGATGGCCCGCACCGGCTTGGGTTCTCAAAGTATTGCGACGGCGGTCAAGGGACTCTCGAAGGAAATGGTCGGGGCGGCCAATGGGGCCGCGAACAGCATGAAGCTGTTTGCAGACATGGGGATTTCGATGGACACGGTAGGGCGCGGCACCGGGGCCACGCTGCGCGCCATTGCGGACGCCTTTCAGAAGATGCCGGACGGGGCGCAGAAGGCCGCGCTGGCGGTGGAGTTGTTCGGCAAGTCCGGCCTGGATCTCATCCCGATTCTCAATAAGGGCGCGGCGGGCCTGGATGAGGCGATGAAGAAGTCCGCCGAGTTCGGCCTGATTCTGAGCGACACGGCCAGGACGGATCTCACCACGTTCGACGATGCGATGGATGATCTGGGGTCGGCGATCAAAGGCTTCGGGATGCAGGTGGGTATCGCCTTTGCGCCGTCGCTCACGATTCTCGTCAAAGCCTTCACCGATGTCATTGTGTTTACCAAAAACGTCTTCAACCAGTTCGCCGACGCCGCAGAAAAACTCACCATTCGATTCGGGGCGATGGTGGCCTCGATTCAGATTGTCTCCAGCACGCTGTTTTCCCTTCAGGCCTTCTCCAAAGCTGCATGGGAAGAAACCCTGAACCATGTGAAGGCGATTGACGCCTGGGCCGCAGCGGAAATTCAAGGCGTGGAGTCCGCACGCGCGGCGCAGAAAGAACTCGATGCGCTGGCGATGAAGCATATGGATTCTGCCAAGTCGGTGGAGGCGCACGCCGCGAGCCAGCAGAAGCTCGGGGAGCAGATCGTGGCGACGACGAAAATTCAACTCGCACAGATCGACGCGATGGGCAAACAACAGGAGCGGATGGGTCACGATATTGTGTCCGGGGCCAAGGTGAGTCTGCAAGTGGAGGCCGACGCCGGGAAAGAACAAGAGGCCCTGGGGCGCACGATCCACCGGAACTTTGCCGCCTCAGAAGCGGTCGCGCAGCAGTGGGTGGATAGCTACATGGAAGTCGAGAACGCCTCGATGGCGCGGTTTCAAGCCGAGATGGACGCGCTGGATCGGAACGAAGAGGCGCAGGGGCGGTTCATCGTGCAGCAATCGATCGATGCGCAGAAGCTCGGAAGTTTCTGGACGCGCTCGCTCGATCAAATCGAACAGGCCGGGGTCTTCGCCTTCGGCACGTTGCGCACATCCTTTGGGAATGCGGTGGCCGGGATGATCCTGGGGACGACGACCTTTACGCAATTCGTGCAGTCGATGTATCAAACCATTCTAAGCGGCGCGGTGCAGCTCGGGATCAACTTGGTGGTCGAGTGGGGCCGAACACTGTTGCAACAACTGGTGCTGTCACAGGCTGCGAATGCCGCGAAGGTCGCAGGGACCGTGGCCACGAATACCGCCATCGTGGCCTCGAATGCGGCGGCAGGGGCGGCAACAGTGGGCATTTGGGCCGGCGCCTCGACGGCGGTCCTCGGATTCTTCTCCGCGATCTGGGCAGGCATCGCGGCGCTCTATACCAGCCTCATGGTGGGCATCGCGTCGGTCGGCACGGCCATCATGGGCGTACTCAGTGCGATTGCGGCAGCGTTATACAAAACCCTGTTCGGCAGTCCGTTGGCGGCCGCGATTACCATCGGCGTGATCGGCATTGGCATTGCGCTGGCGGTGCTCGCGGCGACTAAATTCGCTGAAGGCGGCATTGTCACCGGGCCGACGTTGGGGATGGTGGGCGAAGCGGGACCGGAGGCCATTATTCCCCTGGATCAACTCGGTTCGTTTGGGAGCGGCGGCCAGACGACCATTGTCATTCAGTTGGACGGGCGTGAGATTGCGAGGAACACCCTGAGCAAGATGCCTGGCCTGATCTATATGAAAACGGGGTTGGCATGATTATCGGCACCTCCCCCTTCGGCACGGCCCCATTAGGCGGACACCCGGTCGGTGCCGGGCTTACGGGCCTGGTCCTCCAGATCGGGCCACAAGATGTCACGCCGTTCTTGCAAGTGGATTCCTACCGCCTCCGGCGCGTGCTGAATGGGCGCGACGAATTCGAGTGTACGCTCCTCACCACGACCGGCTATGTGCCACTGCTGGGGCAACCCGTCATTCTGAATATCGACGGCGGGCTGGAATTTGTCGGCACCGTGCATGAGCGTGACATTGCCTTTCTCTCTGAAGGGCGCAACGATTACACGCAGATTCAGATGCGGGCAGTGGACCTCAACGAGATCGCCGACAGGCACATCGTCGTGGACATCTACGAGGACATGACGGCGGGGGCCATTATCCGGTCCATCGTGACCGAGTACCTGGCGGCGGATTTGATCAAGATCGGCGACGTGCAAGAAGGGCCGCTCGTGACGCGCGTCGTCTTTCCCTACATGAGCGCCGCCGCCTGCTTCGACGACCTCTGTGAGCAGAGCGGCTTCCATTGGAACATCGATCAGCAGCGGGCGCTGAGTTTCTTCGCCCGCACCACCGCACCCGCCCCGTTCACGATCACGTCGGCCAACGCGACGTTTCGCGGGTTGCAAGGTCGGCGGACCAGGAACCAATACCGCAACGTCCAGTATGTCGATGGGGGACACGGCGTGACGGATTCACGCACGGAGTCCTTTCGCGGAGACGGGGTCGTGCAATCGTTCAATGTGGAATATCCCGTCTATGCCGTCCCGACGATCACCGTGAACTTCGCGCCGCAAACCGTGGGCATTCGCGGTGTGGACACCGGGCAGCAGTGGTTCTGGAACAATGGCGAGACGGCGATCGGGCAAGCACCTGGGGGCACGATCTTGCTCAGCACCGACAGCCTGCGAGTCAGCTATCAAGGGCTCTTTGACCTGATCCAGGTGGTCGAGGATCTGTCGGCCATTCAAGAGCGCATCGATGTGCAGGGCGGCTCGGGACGCTACGAAATGCTGGACCGAGACGACAATCTGGACGGGCAGCAACTCGTCGAAGAAAAGGGCCTGTCGCTCTTGCGCCGCTACGCCTCGCTGGATGAGGTGATCGACTTTGAAACCGATGTGCCGGGGTTGGCCATCGGGCAACTGGCGACGGTCGATGTGCCGGAACTGGGACTCGACGACACGTTCCTCATCACGCAGCTGGAGGTGGCCCCGCTGTTGCCGACCACCCGCCGGTTTCGCGTGACGGCCACGACCGGGGAGATCAAGGGCACCTATCAAGAACTGTTTAAGAAATTGTTGACCTCCGCGCAGCCGATCACGATCCGGGAGGGGGAGATTTTGCAGGAAGTGTCGGCACTACACGATCTGGTCGGCGTGACGGACAGCATCGTCGAGTCCACGCTGGCGGATTTCTCTGTCGGTGCGTTTACTACGATCCCCAGCACGGCTGTTCTGGACACCTTCACCCGCGCGAATGAAAGCCCATTGAATCCTACGAACTGGGGCATTCGCTCCTGGTCCGGGCACAAGATCGTCTCGAATCAAGCGGTCCCCGTGAATAGTGGAACGGAATGGCCCGAGAGCGCATGGAAAACCGCCTTCGGCCTCAATCAGGAAGTCTACGTCACCCTCGCGACTGCCCCGACAGTGGCGTATGCCCCCATGTCGCTTCTCTATCGCTGTCAGTCCCCGACGACCTGGGATGACTACTATAGGCTCCAAGCGTTTCCCGTTCCCGCGGCTAACGATCAACTGACCCTCGCGAAGGTCATCGGTGGTGTGGCCACAGATATTGGTCCAGCGATCGTCATCGGACGCGAGTGGGCCAACGGGGACAAGATCTGTGCACGGGTTTCAGGGGACATGCATGTCCTGTATCTCAACGGCGTGGTGATCGGATCGCGCCTGGACGCCGACATTCTGACAGGGAACTACATTGGACTCGGCAATGACGCCAACGCGGGGACGATCGGCTTCACGAACTTCGGGGGCGGGACGCTCGTCACCGCGCCTGAACAGGTGGGCACGGCGGAATTTGGGGGATGACGATGGAGGCCTGGTATCTCTGTCCCTACGACACGCGACCGCACCCGGACCCGCGTCTAGGGATTGTCCGCGTCCCCGCGATCACGCGCTACATACCTACAGTCCAAGCGGGGCAACCGGCCCCATGGGAGGAAACTGAAGTGCTGGGCAATCATGTGCTGGTGCGCGTGGAGACGGACGCGGCGCAGCATGCGCTGATCGCTGCCGATCCTGATTTCACGTTCCTGCCAGAGACACCCACCCATGAAGAGCGGGAGGCGATGAAGAACGCCCTGCGTCGCTTGGGGTATCGCGGTCAAGAGCTGGCGGCGAGCGAGGGAAGTCGGACAGCCTTCTTCCGTCTACTGGCCAGCGAGGTCAGCGAGATCACGGTGAACGCGAGGAAGACGGCCTTTGTGGTGGGGAATAGGCGACGTCTAACCCCCGCGTCGTTCGACCGGATACGGGGGTACTGATGCAGGACGGGATCGCGGTACAAGGATTCATCGAGGTGATCGAGCACGACGCACAGACCGGCGCGGAACTCTCGCGCTATCGCGGGCCGAATCGCGTGGTCAACACCGGCCTGGACATGATCGCCGACCGGCTGCGTCAGAACAGCGGCATCGGTGGGGCGAGCCTCTACGCGCTGGGGACGAACAGCACGCCGCCCGTGGCGGGGAATACGGCGCTGCTCGCTGAAGCCTTTCGCGGCACGCTCACCGCCACGCGCGTCTCGGCGGGCGAACTCACGATGACCATGTTCTTGGGTTCGACGCAGGGGAATGGCATCACGTTCAAAGAGGGCGGGGCGTTCAACGCCGAGAACACGCTGCTCTGTAGGGCCGTGTTCCCCGATAAAGCGAAAACCAGCAGCAAGACCCTGACCATCCTCCACACGATTCCGATCACGGCGAGCTAGGAGACACATGGGCGATCACGTCGCAGTCAACGAAACCATCTGGCCCTCGCAGAACGATGTCGCGCAGACGGCGGGGCAGGGCAAGAACCTGCTGGAGAACCAGTGGGCGAAGCCCGTCGGGGCGTTGGGCGTCAACAACCTGACGCTGACCGGCTTCACCGTGGCGGCCTCGGACGCCGACCTTGTGACGAACGTGGCATTAGGGACCGCCTACATCAGCGGGCGGCACATCACCGTTCCCGCTGCGACGGCCGTGACCGCCGCCGCGAGCAACACGAATCATGTGTTTTTGAAGCTCTCGCGCGACGGCTCGAACCTCGTGACGGGCGCGGTGTTTGAAGTCAACACCACGGGCACCCCGCCCGCCGATAGCGTCTATCTCTGCACCTTGACGACCGATACCGACAACATCACGGCTACCGCAGATAAACGGATTTTGCCCACGACCATCACCGTCCTGACCAGCGGCACGTCCTGGCCGGTGCCAGCCGGGATCACGCGGGTTTACACGGAAGTGCTGGGGGCGAGCGGCGGCGGCGGCGGCGGAGGGGAAGGGTCTCCAAATAGTGCGGCTGGTCAAAATGGCACGGCAGGCGGCGCGGGCGGAACGACCACCTTTGATGTACTGACGACGACAGGTGGCGCGGCGGGCGGTCTCGGATTAGGCACGCATAACGCCGGGACAGCCGGGACCGCTGGGGCCTCGCATGGCGTCGGATCAGGCGGCACCATCAATACAACCGGCGGTGGGAAAATGGGGGGCAACGGGGGGCGGGGTGGCGCGTCATCGACGACCGTCAATGGAACCGGCGGCGCGGGAGGCCGAGGCGGGGACGGGGGCTATTCGGCAGGCTATCTAACGGTCACGCCAGGTGACAGCATCACCACGGCGATCGGCGCGGCGGGGTCTGCTGGTTCGGGCGGCACCGGAACGGCGGCAGGGGACGGCGGGGCGGGTCGGGCCGGGCAAGCGGGCGTGATCGTCATTCGGTATTAAGGAGCAACGATGAAACACCTACGAACCTGGCTCTGGTGTATCTGGCTCACGGTCGGCGCGGTGGCGCTGCTTCCGCTCACGCCTAGTTACGCCGCGCTTGCGCCCGTCACCAACTTCGCCAAGGTGACGGTCAGCACCGGCTATGCCTCCGGCGCCACGAGTATCGTGCTGCTCTCCGGGCACGGGGCGAAACTGCCGAGCACCTTTCCGTTCCCGCTCGTCTGGTGGAACGCGACCGATTACGGCTCCCCAGAAGATGATCCAGGCGTGGAAATTATCTCGGTGACGGCCCGCTCCACCGATACGCTGACTGTTGTACGTGGACAAGACGGTACATCCGCCTCCAATCACAATACCGGCGGCAAGACCTACCGGATGATCCTCACGCTCACCAAGGGCATGTGGGACCAGATCACCACGGACATTGCGGCGGCGGCGGGCGGCGCGGCGAAGGTCAAGACCGGGAGTGGGACGCCGGAAGGCGTCGTCACCAGTCCGATCGGCGATCTCTTCCTCCGTACCGATGGCGGCGCGGGGACGACGCTCTACATTAAGGAAAGTGGCGCGGGGAATACCGGCTGGGTGGTCTCGCCGAACCCGAACTGGCTGGTTCCCGGCACCATCGGCTACACGACACCGAACACGGGCATCTTTACCACCTTGACCGGGACGCGCCTGGTCACAGTGATCGCCACGCCGACCTACAGCACGACGGTTTCAATTGATGCGTCCGCCGGGTCACTCGCCGTGATCACCGCGACGAACGGCACCAGCTTCACGATTGCCAATCCCACGAATGACGTGACGGGCCAACTGCTGAGTATTCGTGTCAAGAATACCAGCGGCGTCGTACTGGGCACGATCACCTGGGACACGCTCTACAAGCTCGCAGCCTTCACGAAGCCCGCGAACGGGTTCAGCCGGACGGTCACATTCATCTATGACGGCACGAACTGGGTCGAACTCAACTGCTCGCCGGAGGTGCCGAACTGATGCGACGGCTGGCCTCACTTCTTGTCGTCCTATGGCTGACCCTCTGGGGCACGTCCGCTTGGGCCGCGATCGCCTTCGATGCGGTCAGCAATTCGCCCGATAATGAAACGAGCAACACGACCACCTGGAGTCACACCGCAGCGGGCGACTTCATGCTCGTGTGCGCACAAGCCCGCAGCGTAGTCGAGGCGGAGGTGGCGGTCTCCTCGATCACCTACAACGGCGTGTCGCTCACTAAGATCCGCGATGATCGCTATTACAACGGATCGGGCACCTATTTCCAGACCGAGCAATGGTATCTCCCGCTTCCAGCATCGGGGGCGCACTCCGTCGTCATTACCTGGGCGGGGACGCCCGTTGATTTCGGGGTCGGCACGGCCACGACGTTCAGCGGGGTGGATCTCGCCGCGCCTGTGGACGCACAGAATGGCGGGTCCGGCAACGGCACGACCCTCTCGGCCATCGTCACGACGGTGACCGCGAACGCCTGGCTTGCCGATTGCGCGATTGGCGCAGACACGGCCGGGCTCACGGTGGGCGGCGGGCAGACTATGCGGACCGACCGTGTGGTGGGCGTGACGGAAGCGACGAACGATGGCGTAGGGATCTCGACCGTCAACGGCAAAGCGTCCCCTGGCGCGGAGACGATGGACTGGACGCAAGCCTCCTCTAGCGATTGGGTGATGAGTGCGGTGGCGCTCAAGCCTTTTATCGCCATCGTGCCCGTCGGCACACAGTTCAACGGCACCTGCGGTACCATCTCCTGGACGGCGAACACTGAAACCGACCTCGTGGGCTACAAACTCTACGACCAGATCTCCTTGACCTCGCCATTCACACTGAAGGCCACCTTCGGGCCACAGATCACGTCCGTCTCGTGCAGCACGCTCAACTTCAACGCCGGGCAGCACTACGTCTCTCTCACCGCGTTCGATACGTCCGGCAATGAAAGTGCCCACAGCACGCTGCTGCCGTTCTTCCTCGTCACAGACAATCAGGTCAGCAATCTGCGCGTGACGGCCACCACCAGCACCTCATTGACCCTCACGTTTACCGAAGTCCAGGACGGGACCGGGGCCGCGGCGAAATATGACGTGCGGTTCGCGACGCCGACGATCAACTGGGGCTCCGCTGCGTCAGTGACGGCAGGCACCTGTACGACGCCGGTTGCGGGCACGACCGTAGGGGCCTCAAAGAGCTGCACAATCACCGGCCTGACGAACGCCACGCAATATCAAGTGCAGCTCGTCCCGTACCGTGGCACGCTGGGACAAGGTGCGATCTTCGGGCCATTGAGCAATGTGGCGACCGGGACCACTGGGGCGTTGCCGATCGGCGGCCGCACAATATTGACGCAGGATCTCTTCACGCGCGGAGACGCATCCACGCTCGGCGGCGACTGGGTGAATATTGCGGGTTCGTCCTGGCAGATCGTGTCGAACCATGCGCGGGCGGCCCTGGACGGAGAAACGTTAGCCAATAACGCGCATAAAGCCGATCTCCCGAACGATCAATTCGCCGACGTGGTGCTCACGACCTTCGCGGGGGCGCAGGAACTCTATCAAGGGCTGCAACTGCGCGCCTCCGTGACGGAGGATACCAGCTACACGTTTTTGGCCTATCGGAACTCGGGCGGCACGAGCGGGTCGCTCATCTCCTGGCGCGTCAATGGGGTCGACCAAGGCAATCTCGCGAGCAACGCGACCACAACCTGGGTGAATGGGGACGTGATGCGCGTGGAGGCGGTCGGGACCTCGCTTTGCCTCTATCGCAACGACGTGCAAGACCTCTGCACAACACATAGTGCGCTCTCGGGCAGTCACGCGGGGCTGTGGATGTATCACGTCTCGGGCGTGGCGATCGATTCGGAAATGGACACCTTCCATGCCGGGAGCTTCGACCGTGTGACGTTCGTCTCTGATGAGTTCACGCGCGGCAATCAGACAGGGCTGGGTAATAATTGGCAGATCATCGGCAGCGCGCCGTGGGCCATCAGCTCCAATATCGCGCAGCCGCCCGCCGCCGGACCGCTCCACGCCGTCGAAACCCATAACACCGTGCTCCCAGCCCGCCAGTGGGCGCAGACCACGATCGCGGCGATCGGCGGATCGGACTATTTATGGGAAGGGCTGACGCTGCGATCGGACATCGCCAGCGAAAGCGGTTATCAATTTTTGGCCTCCGTGGGGCCGTCGGCTGGTTCGACGATCTCCGTGCGGCTCAACGGGATCTACCTCAGTAGTCCAGGCTACGACCCCGCAACCGTCTGGGCTGCTGGGGATTGGTTACGGGCCGAAGCGGAGGACGCGACGGTGCGACTCTACCGAAACGGGATTCTCACGTTGACGGTAGACGACGCACAATTCGCGGCGGGCTACGCGGGGCTCTGGGGCTATCTCAACAGCGGCGCGGCGACGAACATGCAATTGGATTCCTTCAGCGCCGGCACCTGGTTGGCGGGCACGGGAGACATCTGCGGCTGCGACAACCATTAGGCAGGGCGCAATGAGTCTGATACTCACAGAGGACGACGATCGGGTGCTGCGCAGCCGTGCCAGACGGCTCCACGCGGAGCTGGGGGAGGACGCCTACCATACGGCGGTCTGTGAGGTACTGATGCGAGACCACGCGGAGACGATTCGGTCGGTCGTGGGCTTCTTTCAGGTGGCGACGCGACGCGCGCTCTACAAAATCTTTCGACACGACCGCGCCGAGATGGAGCAGACCGCCGCGTGGCTGAACGACGAGCCGATCCCGCAACACGCCGGGCTGGCCCAAGGGCGTCAGATGCACACGCACTGCCGTCGCGGACATCCACTTACCGAGGAGAATTGTGCCTATATCGGAGCCCGCCGCACCTGTCGCACCTGTAAACGTGAGCGGGAAGCACGGGCGGGCAGAGCGAAGCGGGCGTCACAAGTCAAGGAGGTGCAGTATGTGTAAATGGATAGCGGGCATGGCAAGCATCCTGCTCGTGGTGCTCGCGGCACAGACGGCCCAGGCCCTCACGAACGGATCTGTGACGCTCACATGGACGAAGACGACCGATTCGACGATCCGCTACGAACTGCGGTGGAAGCATGCGTTCAATGGCTGGGTGTGGGCGAATCTCGCGACGAATCTGGACAGCACGACGGGCACCTATGCACAGACGTTCCCACCATTTGCCGACAGCGTGGGGGATCGGGGGGCCTGCTGGGATGCCAGAGCCGCGCAAACCATCGGCGGGGTGACACGGTACAGCCCATGGCTCAGTGACGCGAACGGGCAGATCTGCACGCAGATTCCCTTGACCGTTGTGGTGCCGGTGCCCGTTCCGGTTCCTGTCCCCGTCCCCACGCCGGAACCTGTGCCCGTGCCACTGCCGCCCTTGCCGAGCGGGCTGACGATTTCCAGCGCGACATCGGGCGAGGTGGTCATTGTGGCGTCGATTGCCGACTGTCCTCGAATTACGACCTCGACGAAAGGCACCACGGCGCTGACACTCAAGCGGACGGTGCGCTGCGTGCAGTAGGAGAACTGAATGGCTCGACTCTTTGACAACAACGCCGCCAACTATATGAGACGCGCCAGCGTGAACCTGGGCTTGAATGGTTCGACGGAGTGCTCGTTTGCGGCCTGGTTCAAAATACCCGCAATTCCAGCTAGCACGGACTGTGTGTTCTGGAAGAACACGAGTGTGGCGAGCGTAGAGACAATTCTTATGAGAGTACGTACCGCAGGCAATATCGCTTGTGAAATCTCAAGCCACTTGACAGGCTCAATCTTCCCTGAGTGGATAACAAGTGCGGGGGTGAGTCTGAACGTCTGGCATCGCGCCTTATTTACGTGGAAGCGGAATGCGATAGATAGCACAGACGGTATCATTTATCTTGATGGCGTGTCTGTGGCGACGACTTTTGCCGCCAATGGCTATATCGGCACGTTCACGCTTGGCGAAGAATCGGCCGCTTACGACATAGGCATACGTGAGGGCACCATAGAACCGTACGAGGGGAGCTTGGCGTGGGTGACGGTCTGGAATCGCCAGTTGACGGCGCAAGAGGCGGTGACGGATGCGGCTAACCCGTTGGGCGTGCTCTCTGGGAGAGTCAGCCAAGTTGAACTGTGCCCTGATAGCGAGTTGGTGTTCGGTGGCTCAATGACCGTGAACGGTACAGTGCCATGTACAGATGGGCCGTTTGGGACACAGATCGCTGGGGGCGGGAAACGAATGCACAGCATGATATACAGCCAGGGGTAAGCGATGGTCTACAACTACATGCTCAAACCACAGGAACAGCTCTTCATCACTGAGAGCTATGTCTCCACCCCGCCAGCCCTGTGGATTCACGACGAATGGGGTGATGTGTGGACGCTCGGCACCGAGTACCAGCAACAGCGTGACGCGCCCAACGGGGAGTTCAGCTTTAACATCCTGCGGAACGGGCAGCAAACCGGCCTGTTCGCAAGTCGGATCGAACGCCGCAACAAGAAAGTACGCGCCTGGACACGCCAGGGATGGCGCACCTGGTCAGGGTCTCAATTTCTCTAACCGTAAGGAGTGTGCACCATGATGGAATATAGTGTTACCATGAAGAACGCCACAATCGCACTGTCGCCTGTAACCAAGGCGTATTCAGTGTTTATCAACCCCGCTGCAGCCCCAAAGCCCAACCTGAACTTTATTCGGGCCTGGATGGGTCAAAACAGCACCGCAACGAGCGCACAGCTCGCGGTGGTGATCGAACAGTGCTCCACGGCCTTTGGGACATATACCGCTGGAGTCATCACTGGAATAAAGCCTGCGGGTCCTGCGTCCACTATCACTGGTGGAACAGCGGGTGCTGCAGGCACTGCTGGCACCAACGCCAGTGTCGCTGCAACAGGGACCATTGTGAACTTCATCACGGATAACTTCAACAACCTGAACGGGTATCTGTGGGTGGCCACGCCAAGAGAACTGATTACGATGCCAGCGGGTTCCTTAAGTGGTATTGGGATTGGGTTGCTTACGGCTCCATCAAGCCTGACCCTATGGTCCGCAGGGATGATATTCAGCGAGGACTAATCTGGTAACACGGTGACGGTACAGATTTATAATTGTGAAACGGTGACGATTCGACCTGAATTGGTCAAACGTACTAAGCCTGACGGGGTGTTCTACGGGTTGCGGCTGCACATGAATACCGACCAGACGATTACGTTCTGGTCTGGCACAATGGGCGGATTGGTGGCTACCGTCGAGTCACTCCAGACCACCTTAGCGCACCTTCCGCATGAAGGTGCATCGGTGCCTGGACAGATGAGTTTGTAACTACAGGAGGTTCTGGTTATGGGACGGCAACTCTTTGGGGATGGACCGTTTATTGATTCGCCTATTGCGAACCTCACTACTCTGTCCTCAACCTCGATTGAGGATTTGTGGGCAGGGATTACGTTTACACCGATCTACGCGAACGAAGCGAAGGCGGGGCGTATCTATTGTGTACGGGCAGGAGGGACGATTTCACTGACTGGCGGCACGGCCATTATCACCCCACAGTGGGGACCGGCAGGCACCACCCTCGGCGTGAGCTTGACGGTCGGCACGGTGACGGCGGCGATTGCCGCATGGTATCTCCAATTCGATTTGGTGTTTCGTGTGATCGGGGCCGCAGGCGCAAACTCCACGGCCATCGGGACGGGCTTCATGGCGTTCAACGGTGGGGTGGTTTCAGGCACCGCGAACCCAAACCTTATCGTCTTTGGGGGGACCTCAGCGAGCATTGATACCACCATCAATGGGAATGTGACGATTCGCAAGACCTTGAGTACCACTAACTCGGTGATTCCGAACTATGTGTATGGGTTTTGGCGCAACTGATCTAAATGCCACCTACCGGTACACCAGGTAACTTTGGGGTTCCGTCGAGCAAAGGCCCGACGGAGTTCAAACGCTTTCGCCCTTCTCCGATCACGCAGAACGAGTACGGCAATCCCCCAGGGATAAACCCTGGCCGACTGGCGATGGCAGGGATTCTCGCCGCCTGGTCCCTCGTCGTCGCGGTTCCACTCTTTGCTGCGGTGGGCCTGCAACAAACCCCCGTTGTCCCACCCCCACGCAACGATAAACATCAAGAAATTGTTAGGGTTTGGGAGCAACCGCAGTGGAATGCTCAACGTGCCAAGTTCACACCAAACAAAGAGACCTCGGCTGACCCCATTACGTTCGTCCCGTTTAGGAGTAAGTCCACGCACACGCTCTGGCCTGCGCTGGAATGGGAGAGCCAACGGACACGCAAAGCACCAATCCCTGATGCGGCAGTTATTACGGTCGTCCCGTTCTCGCGCCTCTCGTCACTCTCCATTGCTCTCTGGCCCCAACCAGAGTGGCCGAGCCAAACCTCACTGAAGAGTCCGATCCCTGATAGGCATGACCCACCAGCCCATTCATTTCCCTTGCTCGTGGATCGATGGCCGCAACCGGATTGGGACACACAACGGGTCAGGCAGACCCCCATCCCAGATCGTCACGATCCAGCAGCGCACTCATTTCCGCTATTGGTAGATCGGTGGCCGCAACCGGACTGGCCGAGCCAGACGACACGCAAAACCCCAATCCCTGATGTCCATGATGCGCCACCGATCAACATCGCCAGAGCGGCCTTCCCGATTAGCCAATGGGAGCCGCTGGCATGGACGGTAAAGAGGCGAGCCACTCGTCCGATTCCCGACACCGTGGCGGCTGCGGAGAATCCGCTTAAAACTTTGGAGACGGTCTATGCCCTCGTCTTGACCTGGCCGGACATCGACTACCCGCAACCGCGCCGCTCAGTCGTCACGCCCAGTGGGCCAGATGTCGCGCAACCGCCGGCCTCTCGACGGGATCTCTCGCTAATTCAGACAGCCTGGCTGGCGACAGGGTACGACCAACCGAAGCGCGTCGTGCTCGTGCACGGTGCGCCGTCCACGTTCCCCTCTGTGCTCACGCAGCGGCAGATGGTGGAGCTGGTGCGCGGCTGGTGGGAGATTGTGCCATGGTCTGCGCAACGGGCACCGCGCACGGTGCACGAACGTATCGACAACCCCCCCTTCGGGCAACGGCTCTGGCTCATGCCGCTCGTGCAACTCTGGGAGCCTGGGCCCCCGCAGCCGATCGTCCATCGCGTGGTATTCACGCCTGATGGACCGATCCCAGACGACCTCGCCTTGCACAACATCGTCTCCGTCACGCTCCACGTCACGCCGCAAGGGGTGCGCGTGCTGGCCGTGACCGTAGATACCGGGGCCACGCTGTCAGTGACGTCGGAGATGGCGCGTGAGCTGGCCGTGACGCTGAATACGGGCACGACGATTCACCTCTCACAAGAGTTGCAGCGAGACGTAACGGTATAGGAGGCGGGCTATGACGACCTATGAACTGGTCGCAGGAGACGGCGGGAGCAAACTCCATGTCACGGTCCTCGACAGCGTGACACAGGCACCGATCGATCTCACCGGGAAAACGGCGAAGGCGCGGTATGCGATCAACGGCGGGGCGACGGTGGAGAAAACCCTGACGGTGCTCAACCAGACGACGAACAAGGGCCAAGCCGAGTATCAGTTTCTCACGACGGACTTGACCGTGGGCGGCGTGTTGGACGGCGAAGTGCGCGTGCAGGCGGGGCAATCGGATCAGTTGACGAGCGTGGATGAGTTTCATATTGCCGTGCGCATGCCGCTGCCGGCGGTCGTGTGAGGGAGAGATGACGATCTGCACACGTTGCGG